CTCAGTTGTAAAGGGCGAGCCATAAGCCTCGCCGAATCTAACAGCTAATAACTGACATAACTTATGGATACCCTTTATTTGCCGCCAACTCTTAGTGTCTTTCACCTCTCGGAACTCAACTTCAAAATCCTTCCCACAACCCAAATAATTCACTACTGTTTGTGATAGTTGGAATTGCTGGTCACCCCAGTTTGATTTGTTAGATTGCAGGAAGGTTAGGTTCATTACTCCTCCCCAACAAAAACAATCTTAGCTGCATCAATAGTCTCGGCTAACATAGAATGAAGGTCTGGATAGTTACTGCGAAGCTTATCAAGTTTATTCTTGCATTGACTTTCAAGGCCTTGAACTTCCTCTAAACTACCAAATTCCTCTTCAAACTTAGCTTTGGTTTCTCTAAAGAAAGACTCTGCCGCATCACGCTTTTTCTTCTCCCTCTGTTCATTTAAATCTTCATGGGCAACCTGAGCTATTCCAGCTAAGGGACCAGACGGTTTTTTAAAGAAGCCATTACCACCATTCTTAGGAGCTTCAGCAGCCTTATTACCATCGTCATCTTCTGCCCCAATACACACAAGAGATTGAAGGCCATATCTTCTAGCATAAGTGATTCCGCTACCCTGAGCTTGGGGATCATTCTGTTTTGCAAAAAGAATCTCGGTTAGCGACTCAATTGTTTCTCCGCTTGAATGAAGAAGAATTGTTTTAACATAGTTCTTTCCATCAATCTGAACAGTTGGCTGTAGTACAGCTATTTCATTGTTGTTAAGAGCTGGAATACACGCCTCTCTAACTGAATTTAAATCTGCATAAGCTGATTTGAAAAAAGGATTCTTACTATCCTTGACCGCATTCCCCATTTCTGATTGAGCTTTAATAAAAGCTGCTGATATTTTAGCTATCTCCATCATCCCTTACCTCTTTATTAATTAATATTTCTTCCTCGCCCAAGAAAAACTCTAAGGCATCTAAAGAATCTCTCTCGTTCATAAACGACTCACCGCCTCTTTCGCAGCCTGGATCATTCCATCAAAATGCGCATCGCTCTTGTGCTTCTCCTGAACAAGAACATCAATCTCAAACTCAAGCTCTAACAGCTCAATAGGAGAGAGTTGCCTTAAACAAGTCCCACTACTATCAACTTCCTCAACCCTAACTATATCTCTTGAGCCAGCATAATAGAAGTGTGTGGAAACCTCATCCTTAAGATGATCAAGAGTGCGCTCCTGAAAATCACATAACTCACTATTTCTTAAATAAAGCTCTAACATGATTACCTCCTATTTAAAATATTTTAAAATTATTTGCTTTTGTTTCTCCCTCGCAGCATCCCACGCCTCCCACGTAGCAGCCCACGCAGCAGCCTCCGTAGCAGCCCACGCAGCAGCCTCCGCAGCAGCCTCCGCAGCAGCCTCCGCAGCATCCCCCGCAGCAGCCTCCGCATCAGCCCACGCAGCAGCCTCCGCAGCAGCCTCCGCAGCAGCCTCCGCAGCATCCCACGCAGCATCCCCCGCAGCAGCCTCCGCAGCAGCCTCCGCAGCATCCCACGCAGCATCCCCCGCAGCAGCCCACGCAGCAGCCTCCGCAGCATCCCTAGCAGTCTTAGTGGAGTTTTCATCTCTAGCTACTTTGATTGCATTCCTAGGTGCATCTAAATGTTCCGGACAATTATCTTTTGCCCAATCTTCCCAAATGTGTAACACCTCTTCTGCAAAATCTGCACACATGTTTCTCTTATCCATTTCTCTATCAGGAATACAGTTGCAGATAACCCAAATAGTGTCATTTACACCATTATTCTCAAGTAGATGAGCAATAGTTACTTCTGTATCATCGGCTTCAGTCTTGTTGAAGGATTTAAGAAGTTCTTGCCAGCCATCCTCGCAAGGGGACTTAGCTCTTATTTTATTTAAAGTTAAATCTGCCATTTTACCTCACAGTTATTTTACGTTTTCTACCTGAACGACCCTTACGACCCTTCAGTTTTATTCCATGTTGCTTGAGTAGACGATAAATCAAAGTTATATGAACACCCAACTTATCACTCAACTCAGCACCAGAATGCTTTAAATATAACCTTTCCAGTTTTTCCTTTGTTAAATTCATGATTCAAGTAAATTAATTTAATACATAAAAATCTATATATTTTACTAAGTCAACAATTATTTTAATTTATTCTAAACATTCCTATAGACCTTAGTCTTTCTAGTATCTTCCGACCTTGTTTATCAGCTGAGGCTTTAAATTTATTCCAATCTTCATCATCCATTTCTTGTATATTTTCTATTTCTAATAGTTTCTCCATACAATCTTCGATACCTTGTTCGATCTTGTAGCCATCCAGCTTTAGTTGGAGCATCACTTGATATAATATTAAAACCAGCTTATGAGAGCTTTTACCCTCGAAATATAACTCAAGTAGTCCAACTTGTTTATTAGTCTTAGCAATAAGGCCCTGCCATTTTTCGTAAGATTTGTTGGAGTAAAGTTGTATCTCCTCCTTTATTACCTTCTCTATCTGGTCGGCAAAGTCTTCAAACCTTGAATTATCTTCACTCGCAATACCATAGCGGACAATAAGGAATATTTGAGATAAGAGAAATATTTCTTCTTTTAGGCGCGAATCTTTTTTATAAGTCATTCTTTAAAACTTTTTTAATTTGCTTAAGAGATTGCTTGCGGATCTCGAATAATTGATCAATTATATCAAAGACCCCCAAGTAATAGTAATAATCATCACTCACCCACATTCTTGCAAAATAATTATCTTCAAGCAATTTCACCGAAGCAAGATTATCCTTCTCAACTATGGCAATAAATCGCTCTATCCCCTCCTCTCGTAAACGAGAAAGGTACTTCTTTAATTCTTTTGACATTATACCCTTTGACCGATAATTATCGTCGATCTCGTACTCTAAATGAGGAATCTTGTTTTTGTTATAATAAACCAATTGGATCTTACCAACCTGTTTATTATGTCGCGTTATCTTGTAATAGTTACTCACTCTTGCTTTATTCATCACTCCTCCCTATTTGATCAAGCCAGACTTCAAACTTCCAGGCGTAATCAGGATAATGTTCCTGCATAAATAAATCGACAAGCTTGTAGAACTGGTGATTGTATTTCATTGAATCGGATAATTTAACTCGATCTAAATCTGTCAACGCCTTCTTCTTCTCCGAAGCTGATTCTATCTGAATGCGTTTTTGTTCGCGGTATTGAGTTAGGTCAATTATTTTCATTGTCTACCTCCAATATCAAGACGCCACAGAAATCAAAGCATCTAGTCGACTTAAACGCTTGTTGGCATCTTCTAATTTCTTTTCAATAATAGCTGTCAAATCAGCAATTACTGGGAAACTCTTTTGAGTCTTCACCCACTGATTAATCGCTTTAGTTATGATTATCAAAGGGTAATCCTCCAAGAATGTCAGAAACATTACCACCGTATCACTCTTGAATCCATCATCTTTTTTGCAATAAGTTGGGTAATTATTGATCAGACTCAAAATTGTCTGTTCAAAAAGTTTCTTACAATCTTCGTTCTGCTTCAACTCTTTAAGTGGTTGCATCATAGAGGAGAATTTAGATCTATAAGCCTTAAGCTCCTTCTCTACTCCACTCAACACTGGAACAGGAATTGAAGGGATTTTAACCAAAGTACTTCCTCGAAGCGCAAAACCTTTGTAGCACGGATGCGATTCTTCATAAGTCCAATTGATGAGATTATTTCTATCCTCCAGAACACTCTGAAAATCACTAAACATTACTTTCGGTAAACCAATATCATGATTAACAATACAATGATTAATCTTAGATTCGTTTGTTGTTTTTATTAAATCAGTCATAAACTCTTAAATTGTTCGTCAAATTTCCCTAAATCCATATACTCAACACGCATATCATTAGAACTTTTGTTAAAATCTGAACTCTCCCACTTTCTCACTGCCGCCCTCCAATCTTTCATAGAATTCCTACCAACTTTCCAACCATTACTCGCATAATGATCAAACCATTTTTGTGGATCAACAGAGTTTTTTCTTTCTTGGCAATATTCTTGAACTTGTTCCAAAGTTGGTCTTTTGAATTTTTTTTCCTTAATAATATCTTTAGATATTACATTAACATTAACATTATCATTAACATTATCATTTAAGCGAGTTTTGCGATCGCTATTGTCGCTTAGCGATGTTTTGCGAGATTTTACTTCTCTTTCCGCCTCTTCTAGGTTTATCTCGCCAGCATTAAATCTTTTATATATATCAGCATAGTGACGTTTAAGATTCCCTATTCTACCACTTGTACTTCTTTCTTCTTGTTTTTTTTGATAGCTCTCTTTATTTCTATCTAAATCTAGTTTTATGAAAGAGAATGCCATTTTTACAATGGGGTCTAGTTCTATTTCTTGACCATTATTGTAAGAAAAAATAGCATCCAGCAAATCCCCTTTTTGGGATTGAGAAAGAAGAGCAATGTTTTTTTCATATTCCTGAAAAAGAATAAAACTTTTACACATATTTACCCCAAATATATATTACCAAATAGGCGCTTATGCTTACTATGACTCATTAAAAATTTAACAAACTTCTTATTGAATTTTCTAGGAAGATTCTTATCATAGTAGTTATCACCATATAAATATCGTATCTGCTCAATATCCATCCCAAACCTACCATCTTCAATCAAGATATCTATCTCCTTATCACACATCTCAACGCATTTAAGTAGAACAGGATCCAAAGGAGCGATAGGTTTGTTATTTGACTTATTTTGCATTTTGACTTCTTTTAGATTCAATAAAACCAATAACAGATTTAATCTGAGCATCAATTCTATCTATAGCATTCTTTACAAATTGAGCATCTTCTGACTGCATCATCAATGTAACCAACTTACCTTTAAGCCTAACAGATATTTCAATCTCTTCATCAAAAATGCCATTCTCAGGCAACTCAAGCATCAAATCATTAATAATTTCCAAACGCTCTGCAATAACTATCCTACGGATCAACGATTCATTCTCTTCTTCTCTCGCAACAATAACACCCCTAAGAAAACCAATCTCCTCTGAGACTTCTTCTGTAAGCTGGTTAAGCTCCACCCAATCACTATTAATGAGAGCCTTATTAACATTATCCTTAAACTCATTAAGCATTCTTAAATAAGCGTCGCGCTCAGTAGCTATTGCTATCTTATTAAACTCCTCAATCAAGGCCTCAAAAATTTGAATATATTTCGTAATCATAGAATAAAAAATTAAATTAAAAATTAGTTCAGCTACACACCTTTTTCTGCGTCAATTTATTTTTAAAGAAAAAAATAAGTAGCTGTCTCGAAATGGAACAATACTTAAATTCCAGCACAATATCTAAGTGTACCACCCTTACTCTGGCAACGCTCCATAGAATATTTACCAACATTAATAAACAGAATCATTAACACGAACATTGCAACAGTAAAACTTATCGCAGATAAAATTTCTCTAAACATTACTAACCTCCATTAACATTTGTTTTTTATTAAAGTTTCCAAAAATTGGACATTACTTTTATGGGCCTTGATCGTGATGAGAATTGCGGTGACTACTAGTAAAATAAAAACTAACATTTTACACCTCATTTATTATTAAATGATTTCACATGACGTAAAATCTAAAGTAAGTAAATACTTGACTTCTGTGAAAATATATAATAAAAAGACTTTTTTTAGATAAAAGTTTTATTTGTTTCAAAATGGGAAATAAGAAGAAAAAAGAGCATCAATTATTGAGTAAGGAAGATTCTGACGTAATGCGTGAATACTTGCTTAAGCGTGGTAATATAGCTAAGTTGGCTAATAAGGTTGGACTTAGTAGGGAGGCTGTAACTTATCAGAGAGATAATGATAAATTCCCTAAGTATTATTCTTGTTTTCTAGAAGTTAAAAAATTAGAAAAAGAAATATTGACACTTAAAGAAGCTAATAAATCTCTAAAGAGAATGCTACAATTTGCATTTTCTGAGTTTGGAGATCTCGAATCATTAAAAAAATAATTAAACAGAAAAAATGACTAAGAAAATAATATGGAAAATAATTGACGGTGTCGAGTGGTGTTATGATGAGAATAATAATCGTAATTCTGTTGAATGCTGGGGATCTCGAAAGGATGCGGAAAAAGCATTAAATAGTTTGGTTAATTGCAAAGATTGTAGTGATTGTAGTTATTGCAGTTATTGCAGAGATTGCAGAGGTTGCAGGTATTGCAGTTATTGCAGTTATTGCAGAGATTGCAGAGGTTGCAGGTATTGCGTGGGTTGCAGTGATTGCGTAGGTTGCAAGGATTGCGTAGGTTGCAGTGATTGTGCAAATTGCAGTGATTGCAGTTATTGCAGTTATTGCAGTGATTGCAGTGATTGCAGTGATTGCAGTGATTACTCTGGGAAAAAGGATAATGAAGAGAGAAAGGAGAAATAATATGCAAGTCTTTATCATTTACGTATTATACGCTATAGCGATCGGATGTCTAAGCGCCAGCCTCCTAGTTAGTCTACTGTTAAATAATTACTGGCACGCATTCTTGAATATAACAATGATTGTGCTCTTAATAAAATCTTCTTATGAATATTTTTGCGAGGATTAATGAAACAAGTGAAAGAATCATTGGAAGAAGAAATAAAAGCCCTGAGGGAGTTTAATGCTGAGTTAGATTCTAAATATCCAGAACTATTGATGAAGAAGAGGGGTAATAAAAAACTAAACCTAAAACGCATTTTCTATTTTATTGTTTGTATTGTGTTGTTAATACTTTGCTCCCTCTCATTGGGAGCCGATCTAGTACTAGAGAACGGTCCGGAAATTATTATTGACTGCATTTCGATTATTGCAATTGCATCTCTTACTTATACTTTTTTAGATACGACAAACAATAACTATATCATAATCAATACAAACAACTATGACAGATCTAAAAAAACTAAAGAAACATCTAAAAAAGACTAACAGACATATCAAAAAGAGTCCAGTCACCAAAGGAGCCGGCGATCTAGGCCTAGAAGTTGCCGAATCCACACCTCCGGGCGAAATCGTAACAGCAGCCATAGCTGAGAACGAACAAGAGAATAGCAAAAAGTAAAATTAATCAACTAAAACCCCGCTATTTAACGTAATAATTGTAAAAATACTTGACATATGATATTATTTATATTGTAATGTTTCTGTCTTTAAATTAAATATTAATTTTGAAACAAAGGGAGTTATGAGTAATATAATTTTGTTAGGTGGAAAATCTGTTAAAGATGCTATTAATTATCCAGAGCTAAATGATGAGCGCAACACAGTTTATGCGATTAATCGTAAAAGCGGAATAGAGGAATTCTTGAATTTGGAAGTAGATGTTTGGGTTCTTTTCTGTGATGTGGAATTGAGAGAACAATTGGAAGAAGTAAGAGAATTCTTATCAAGAAAAAGAGAGAATAGATTAATTATATCAGACAACGGGTTAGAAAAAATAAGAAATGAAATAAGAGTTAAGCCGCTACCCAATCCAGATAGAATTATTCTTATCGACAGTTATTACAATAAACGCAATATTAATTCACTTGCTGCACTATTGCAATTCTTAAAAATTGCAGATCCGGCATCAAGAAATTACCTCTTTGGCTGCGATGGTCTAGCAAAGAAAGAAGAAAAAGACATATATTTCAGACAGGAGAACTTGAGCGAAGCTCGCATTGCAAAAAATAATATTTACTATGATATGGTAGTTTTTCAAGATAACTACTTAGAAATAGTTGGAGACCTATTCGTCCGCAACATGAATGTGAACAGCTATTATGATAAAATACCATACGCCGATAAAATAGAGACGATTCCAACAGATATTTTGGCTACAAACAAATTATCGACATCAGATCTATTAATAATAATGGAGCAAATCCATAATAGAAAATTCAGCGAGGAATTTATAAAAAATATATATGAGACATCCTTAATGAAAAGAATAATAAAGAGAATAAAGAGGCGATTTAAAAAACTCTTTATCAAAAGAAAGTAACTATGCAATTAAGATCTGCCTTATTCTTAGTCGGAGAAAATAGCGAAAAGACCAAATGCTTCTTCGAAGAAACAGAAACTAAATATAGCGGCGGATCTATACCAAATGGTTACGATAAATCATTAAGAGAAGTCGCAACCATCTTAGGTATTACAGGGGAGAGAGTTAGACAAATCGAAATGAAGGCCCTGAATAAATTAAGACATCCAAAGAGATCTAAATTACTAAGAGCTTTTTTATATAATGAGAAATTAAAGGAGAGTAAAAATGAAAAGAATAATTATATTGGCTATTAGCTTAATACTTATATCATCAAACGCATCTGCCAAATTATACAGATGCGGCCACAAACCACCAAAACCAATGGCCTGTTTCACAGGTAAGTTTATATGCTTATGCGATCCAGTAACAGCCAAAGAATGCGTTTGGATGTTAAGAGATTGTGGTTATTAGACTCATTATTGAGTGAGAGTTGACTAAATTTTAATAATTTTGTAAAGTGTAAATGACGAATTTATTTTGTGATTTTGTGAGTATCGATCAAGCATATAGCTTGATGAAGAAACTTCAGTTAAATGTGACTTCTTTTTCTGAGTTGTGCGGAGTATCAAGACAGCAATTCTACAATTGGGATAAAAAAGGTCGTATGCCGGAGTATAGATTGAGTCAAATAAAACTCGCTTTACATAAGACTTTTAAAGACGAATATGATCGTAAATGTAAAATATTGGAGGAGATATAGTATGATAGTATTTCCATTTGCCTCAAAGAAGGTTAATTTAAAACCAGTAAGAAAATGCGAACATAAATGGGATGTTCTACGGGCTGGGTTGACGTACGAAACAGTAGGTCCAACACTCACTCTTGTAAATGGTATAGCTGTAGAATGCCTTAATTGTAAAGAGAGGGAGATTCTACCTTTGAGAAGGTCGTGGATTAACAAAGAGATAACAAATGAGCAGTATAAAGATGCTATGCGGCACTGTACAAATAGGCTCTTATAACGTAAAATAATTATGAAAGATAAACAAGCGGCAATCCAGCAGATCCAAAGCAACGTAATGGAATGGTCAAGAAAGATGGATCTGCAAGATTATCTAAAAGATGAGCTATCTAAAACCAACCAAGCCACCGGCAAAAAACACATAGAAGACATAGTAGATCACGCCATAATAGAAGCTAAAGTTGAGTCAGAACCGCGATGGACTAAACTTCTATTTGATAATATAAAATCTGACAACAAACAAACCCCAACTCAAACCAACATTTTCTTAGAAATGGCCGCTAAATCTAATGATAGTATTGACAAATTAGTCGGCGCGTCTACAACAAAGAAGAAATCAACAATTATGGACATAATATGATTAGAATAAAACATAACATCAAAACCATTGAGATTCTCAAAGGGAAATTATCTAAAAAGGATTTGCCAGCCAATATTAAAGATTATACAGTAGTTGATCTAACTGTTAAAGACGAGAAACCAAAGAAAGGAAGACCAAAGAAAGTTGTGGAGAAAGATTAATATCCAGTGATTGAATCGGAATTGCCAACATGATCCTCAAGCTCCTCATAACCCCAATTATCCTTCATTGGGAAGTCAATTCTTACTTCCTCATCTTTAATTCTTGCTAAACAGTCAAGCATATCATCATGTTTACTAGTAGGGAATTGTAGATATTCTTCATCAACAAAGATCTTAGTTAGATTCTGCTTCGTTCCTTCGTAATCATGATACCAAAGCTCATAAGGTAAGTATATCTTACTACCTTCGAAGTCAGGTATTAATTTAGCTATACGATCAACCTTAGCTGTCTTCCCACCAAGCTTAATTATATTAAAGCGGAAACTTAGTTGTTCCTGTTTTTCTTGGATATGCTCAATATCAGCTTGTAAACCATATTGTTCATAACCGACATAAATTGGCTGATACTTATTGACCAGCTTAAACAATCTGTCGGTTCTTTCTGATAAGTTTAACCGATCCCGAATCATATCAACTATATAGTAGTTGCCATCCTCATTCGCACCTATTACCATCATCACTGTATAATCACTTTCTTTCTTTTTAGAATGGGCCGGATCAACAAAAATATATTTATTCATATTCATATCAGGTTTATAACCGCCGTAATATTTCAACCACTCCATCTTGAAATTTTGTAAGGATGCAGCAACTGGATTAAGAAGAATCTGACAAGAGAAATTATAGACACCTTGCTTCTTATACTTCATCTCTAACTCTTCTTTAGTGAGAAGATGGGCCTCATCATTACTCTCAATCGGCCATTTGCCGCCAATAGTTGCTGGATATTTCCTAAGTTTGAAAGTGCCGCTATCAATAATTGCCTGAGTTGTATCATTAGCAGCATAAGGAGTTCCGACGGCACGATATAAACCACCTCTTGTCCCGATGTTATCTGATAATCCCCACGCTCTTGTTGTCTTCTGGATCATTTCGGTGGTTGTTACTGTATCCTGCGTAACAATATCATCATAAACTATAGTAAAAAAGTGTTTTCCTGTCGGTTGGGCATCGACCAAGCCCCAAGCTTCAACTGTAGCTTCTTTCGGATTTGACTTTCTTTTAACTACAATACCTTCATCCTCCGACCACTTTGGACTTTGGCCTTTAGGGTTGTCATAAAATATATCAGGGAATAGTTGAGTGAGAGGTAACGCAGGATTCTCAAAGGTTTGTTTAATTTCGCGTAAAAACGACTTAGCGAGAGGTCTTGTGACTGATAAGATGCCGATTGTTGTTTCTCTTTCCCATTCTGACAATGATTCTTCACCATGGCTTGCTATAATATCTTGTATTGATTTGCCGTAGGTAATTATACTCGATTTAAAATGCTCTCTCGACCATAGATCTAAATATCCATTAGGCTCCGCTTCAACCTCCTTACATCTATCAAGTAACCACTGTTTAGCTATGTAGTGTTTATTGCACCCATACCATAATAAGAAAAATAAATCGGTCCTAAGTAACAAGCGTTTAAATCTTATCTCTTCTTGCAAAGCAGCATTTCTTAGCTCCTCATCCTCAATTTCGCAATTCTCTTCATGTTTAGCTTTTAGCCTGATCAGAAACTCTTTATATTGCTCTATCGTTTTATAATGACGGAGAGGGCTTTTAGTTATATCCATAAAATAAATATTGACTCAAGAAAAATAAGAACTAGCTTTTTATGCTTGAAATTTCAAGCATAATTCACAAAGCATGGATATTAAGTCTATTTTATCAAGTAAAAATCTTGCTGAGTCGCTAGAAGACAATCAAAGTGCGCGTATTGCACAAGACGTCCTAGAGCGCTTCAACAAAGACATAGATAGTCGATCTGAGAAGCAGCAGGTGCTTGAGGAATTAGTGAAGCTCTCCATGTCGGTCATGGAAGAAAAGTCCTACCCATGGGCGGGGGCTTCTAATATTAACTTCCCCCTAATCTCTACAGCCAGCGTTGACTTTGCAGCAAAATGTTCTCCAGAAATTCTCAGAGATGATTTTATAGTTAAAGCTAAAGTCATCGGGAATGACGCAGGCAAGATTATGTTTAATAATGCTGGCGAGAAAATGTTTAACGAAGATGGTTCACCTGTTTTAAAAGATGTAGGTGCTAAACAAGAGAGAGGAGAGAGGGTTTCTACCTACATGAATTATCAATTGACTGAAGAAATAGAGAACTGGACAGAAGATACTGATAGAATGCTGGTTAGTCTTCCAGTGGTAGGAACCATGTTTAAGAAAACCTATAAAAACGGTGACCATACTATTAATAGTGAATTAATATTCCCTGATAAACTAATAGTTCATGATCAAACAACTAGATTTGACAGAGCGCCAATTACTCATATTCAAGAATTATATCCAAATGAGATTCAGGAAAGAATAAGAAAAGGCTTCTTTAAGGAGTTTATTTATGATATTGATAGCAGTGATACTATCGGCACTGTTAATAATGTAGATCTATCTGAAGCCCAAAACGGGAATGTTAACGATGCTAATTCTGGACTTCATGTTTTTCTGGAGCAATGCTGTTATCTAGATTTAGATGAAGATGGTTTCTTAGAGCCATATACCGCCACAATACATAAGAAAACAGATTCTCTAGTGCGATTGGTACCTAGGTTTGAGGAGTCTAACATAAAAAAAGAAGGTAATAAGATTGTAGAAATTAAGGCCTATAATCCGTACACCGTCTACAAATTCATTCCTTCAATCGATGGGTCTTTTTATGGAATCGGACTAGGTCACTTACTATACAACTTAAATAAGGGAGTTAATTCCTCAATTAATCAATTGACTGATGCAGCCACTCTCCAGAACACAGGAGGAGGATTTATTGCTAAATCTCTAAAAATTAGAGGTGGTTCGTTCAAAATGCGTCCTAATGAATATCATCAAGTGGATTCTTATGGTTCAGCTTTAAGAGACTCTATATTCACTATGCCAACTCCACAGCCATCGCAAACACTGTTCGCATTACTAGGCTTCTTAACCCAATCAGGCAAAGAACTTGGTTCTTTACGCGATTCATTAACAGGAGAGAACGCTGCTAATGTACAGGCAACAACTATGATGGCACTAGTTGAACAAGGGATTACTCAATTCAGATCAATTTATAAAAGGATATATCGCTCACTAAAAAGTGAGTTTAAAATCATTTACACTATTAATAGTAAGAATCTGACTAACAAGAAGTATGCAGAGGTTCTTGATGAACCAGTTTCAGAAGTCGATGTTAAAGCCGATTTCTCAAAAAGAGGATTTGATATAACTCCGGTTGCTGATGGTGCAAGTCTAACTAACTCTCAAAGAATGGCTAAGGCAAATTTCTTGATGGGGTTCATTGGCGATCCGTTCACTAATCAAATGTTATTACGTCAAAGAATCTTCAGTGATTTCGCTATTGAAGATTATAAGGATCTTATCACCCCACCGCCACCAGAGCAACCAAGCGTTGAATTAACATTGGCTCAAGCAGAGATAGCTAAAGCGGAAAATAGAATGAAAGAAGTTCAGATTAAGGCAATTGAGACGTCAGCCAATATCGAAAAAGCAAAGTACGATAATGAAAAGACTCTAGCAGAGATCAAAGAGATCGAGACTCAAGCCTTAAAAAATATTTCAGAGGCTTTTCGTTCCGAGAGAGAATCAGTTATCAACACTGCTAATGCAGTCAGACAACAAATTGAACAGAGAGTAGAAGACCAGACACTAACAAGCCCAGTAGAGAATACTAATAATCAAGTTTAATATGATTAATTGGCTAATAAGCAAATTTAAGAGAGAAAAAAAACAAGAGAGAGATACTAAGCTTATATTCAACAGAATTAATGGCTTAAAAATTACCTCAGAGGAATTAAAGAAGTGGTTTCATGATGATACTACTTTAAAAGTTGTAAGATTACTTAAATTACATAGAAGAAACTGTCTAGACGCTTTAGTAGGTAACCCAGACAGTGACACTAAACTAATTCTTGGTCGATGCAAAGGATATGAAGATGTCATAGAACTTGTAGAAGAGCTTGCCAAGAAGGAGAACGAAGAAGATCTACGTCTCGTAGTAGATGAATATTTAAGTAACTTAACAACCGAACTTTAATTTATGAAAAACACATCAGGTATAATTCCTTTTCGCTTTAATGTCCTAGTTAAACTAGAAGAACTAGAAGAAAAAACTAAAGGCGGCATCATACTTCCAAGCGACATCTTAGACAAAGAGAACGCAGCTTCCCAAGTAGCAACAATTATTGACATCGCGAAGGGCGCGTTCTGTGACGACATGGCCCCCGATGAATTCATGCCGAAACCTCAAGTGGGTGCAAAGATATTGATAGAGAAATACCAAGGCGTGAGAGTCAAGGGCGTTGACGAAGAAGAATATATCATATTACAAGACAAACAAATATTAGCAATCTTAACCAATTAATCATGACTATTGAAACAGAAACAGCAGAAGAAATTAGACAACGTCTCGATGCCGCTAAAGAGCAGCCAGAGACACTAATTACCGGAGAAAATGTTGAGGAGGTCGCAGAGGAGCCGAAGAAGAAGACTCTCAAACTTCCTCTCTCGCAGAGATTAGAGGCGGCTTATGCTAAGCTTGATAACACTCAGAAAGAAGCTTGGTCGCAGGGCTGGAGACCAGAAGAATTCTTCGCTGGTAAAAGTAAGGATGGCTCTGATAGAAAATGGGTAAACGCCGAAACATTTTTAAATAACTCTAAAGATAAACTTCCTGTTGCTAACGAAAGAATCAAAGAGCTTACTTCCAGAATTGAGAAGGCAGAGAAAGAAGCTAAAGAGGCTAAAGAGCGCGTAGCTAGAGCTGAGAAAAAAGGTTACGATAGAGCCCTACAAGAATTAACAAAAAAACAACGAGAAGCTGTAGAGTTAGGTGATACCGAAGCTTTTGACAGTCTCAAGCAACAAGAGAATGATCTTATTCAATCTCAATTCATCGAACCAGAACCAACAAAGGAGCAATCGGTAGTTGATGATATGGTGCAAAATCCACAGAGTCCACCCCCTCCTCCTCCTCAAGGGGCTACCCGACAGTTTTCCGAAGCAGAAAGAGCTACCATTGCTGATTTTTACGCAAGAAATACATGGATGAGAACCGATCCCAGCATCGCAGACTTTGCTGTGTATAAAGAACAGAGATTAATGCAGGAGAGACCTTATTTATCAGTGAAAGAGCGACTAGACATTGTAGAAGAAGAAGTTGTTTCAACTTTCCATCAAAAACTTAATGGTCAGCAAGGCGCTTCAATGTTCGATACGCCGCAACAACAAGGTTTTGGTGAGGTAGCCAAGAAAGCTAAAGGCTACTCTGATCTTCCTAAGACCGCTCAGGAGCGTTGCGATGAGCTAATCAAGACCAGAAGAGTAGAAGGAAATGGTTACAAGGGCTTGAAAGGGCAAGATGCTTTAAAATTGTTCCGCTCAGAATATGCCAATAGTCACTTTTCTTTTAATCAATAATTTAACTTGCAAATTAAAATGAGTAATAATACTAATAAGAATAACACAAAAAACCAAAACGAAAGATCATCCAGAGATTCGAGAGTAGATTCTAGAGATTCTAGTTTAGAAATCGTTATGCCGGATGGTCGTAAATTCATGAGAAGACCTACTGAAAACCTTGGTAGTGTTGGTTATAGATTAGCCGCACCCGAAAAGGCCGGTTTTTACAGACATTGGTTTTCTGATGAAATTGACGGAAAAATTCAAAAGTATCTTGATCTTGGTTTTGTACCAGCGTCAGATGAGTTAGGACAATTAATTCAGCCTAGACGTGGTGGTAACAAGAAAAACGGCCAAGAATACAAGATGTACCTTCTCGAGATACCTACAGAAGAGCTAGAGCGACTAAAGGCTAAGAATAAGGAATCAGATCCTTCTGCTAGAGCTTCAGAAAACCAGAAAAGATGGTTGGAAGGGCAGCAGTCCAATGATTCAGAACTCCAAACTTACGCCTTACAATCAGATGGCAAAAATTACAATAGTGAAAAGTTATTAACTAAGTAATTCAGAGTAAGAAGCCCATCTAATCATTATACGATTCTATAATTTAATTATTTTTTAATCATGGCAAATGCTAACACTCCAAAAGGGTTAGTGCCAATTAAGAATAATGGCGGTGAATTAGATGTGAACTTCTACTACATCCCTGCTTCTTACGGTACTGCTCTATTCATAGGTGACCCAGTTGTTAAAACTGGAACTGCTAACACAGCTAACGTTGTTGCTGGTGGAAGAAACTTTAAAGCAGGTTCTTTACCAGAAATTAACAAAGCAACTGCGGGTGACGATAACCCAATTACTGGTGTAATCGTTGGTTTCCTTACTGACTTTTCAGATACTGAAAAAACTTATAATGCTGCTTCTACTGAAAGAATCGCTATTGTTGCTGATCGTCCAGATCAACGCTTCGAGATTCAAGAAGAAACTGCTGGTACTGCCTTAGCTGCAACTTCAGTCGGCCTAAACGCCAATGTTGTTTATGCTGAATCAGGATCAACAACTACTGGTCTTTCAGGTGCAGAGTTAGATACTTCGACTCCTGCTACTACAGCAACTTTCCAATTAAAAATTCTACGTCTTATCGAGAGAGAAGATAATGATATTGGTCAACATGCCAAGTGGGAAGTTAAGATCAATAGACACTCTGATGCCAATGCGGTGTTAGGTATATAATATTAATTTTATTTAGGTTTTTAATTATGTCAGTAATGGTAACGGGGACATTCCCCAAATCCCTTCAGATTGGCGCTGATGCAGTGACTTTCTGGGGTAACTACAACGAACAGGATACTTATTATTCAAAAATATTTGATTCTGTTCAAACTGGAGAAGCTTACACAGAAGATACTTTAATCACTGGTTTTGGTATCATGCCTCAAAAAAATGAAGGCAACCCTGTAAGCTACGATTCAATGACTCAAGGGTATACTAAACGCTATACTGTTCAAACTTATGGCTTGGGCTTCCAAGTTACAGACGAGCAGCGTAGATTTGGTAAATACGCTCGTGTTATGGAAAAAGGTATGAATCACCTTTCACGCTCTCTTAAGGAAACTAAAGAGATTGTAGGTGCTAACAAATTCAACAATGGATTTGATTCAAACTATACTGGTGGTGATGGAAAAGAGCTTCTTGCTACTGACCATCCAACTAGAGCAGGTACCTTTTCTAACGAATTAGCTACTCCAGCCGATCTTTCAGAAGCTTCTTATGAAGATATTCTTATCCAAATCAAGAATGCTACTAACGATCGTGGAATCAGAATTGGCCTTAAGCCAAAAGCTCTTTTAGTTCCAAGTGCATTAAACTTTGAAGCTAGAAGAATTCTCTACTCTGATCTTCAACCAGCCTCTGCTAACAACGATATTAATGCTTCTAAAGGCGAGGTCACAGATCTAATCTGCAACCCTTACCTAACCTCTGATAGCGCATGGTTTGTATTAACTGACGCTCCAGAAGGCTTCAAGCATGTATCAGCTGTTGATGGTGAATTTAGTAATGATGGTGCTTTTGATACTGGTGATCACAAGTATAAGTTGATTTCTATCTTCACTATGGGCTGGACAGACCCTCGTGGTGTATACGGTTCAGCTGGCGTATAGTCAGATTTACTTAAGCGTGGTCGATTAATTTCGGCCACGTTCTCTTAGAACGCTTAAATTTTTCATATTATGGCTACTTCAAGATTTACAAATGGTGTTACAAACAACACTAAAGAAAACATCCTAGGTCAATTAATCGATACTGACCCTACAAGATTACACACTTATTTTAACGACTTTGACACTTACGTTGCGGCCGATTGGACTGTAACTGAGACTCAAGCAGGTGCTACTCAAGCATTAACCGATGCTGATGGCGGCGTATTGCTTCTAACTAACTCAGCAGCAGATGATGATCTAGTTGCTTTAAACAAGGTTGGCGAATCTTTCTTAATGGAATCAGGCAAGAAAGCTTTCTTCAAAGCTAGATTTAAAGTTTCTGATGCTACCCAAAGTGATTTCGTGGTTGGTTTACAAATAACTGATACTACTCCTTTAGACGTAACTGATGGTATCTTCTTCCAAAAAGACGATGGAGACACTAACTTGGATTTCCACGTTGAAAAAGATAACTCAGCTACAAGCGCAAGCGCAATTGCTACAGTTGCTGATGATACTTACATCACGGTAGCTTTCTATTACAACGGTGTTGATGAAGTGCTTTATGCAGCTTCTACTAGCTCAACTAATCCAACTGTTCTTGGTTCATTAGCAACTACTAACCTTCCAGATGATGAAGAACTAACTATCTCTATAGCTCTTCAAAATGGCGAGGCTTCTGCTAAGACCATGAGCGTTGATTACGTTTACGCAGCTAAAGAAAGATAATAATTTAGGGGGGTATTAATCGCCCCCCGTATTAAAGGAGTTTATTATATGCCTAAACCAATGATTATCGATTTAGATTTAGCTGATGCTGATGCTAATAGTGTTTTCGAAGATCAAACTCTAGGCGGTGCAGGCAACTTCACTTTAGATGGAGTTGATGTAACTGATGGGGTTTGGACTTCACCTGATGGGTTCGCTCATCAAATTAGTTTTGAAAGTTCTGCTAACTTATCTGCACTTACTTTTACTATTACGGGTTACACAGACTCGGCTCAGAATAACTTAACAACTGAAGATGTTACTGGTCCGAATGCAACAACTGTTGAATCAACCAAATATTTCTACTCAATTACTCAAATTTCCTCAGATGGAGCAGTTGGGACCAATTGTGAGAGCGGCTTTGTTGATGAGGCGGTAACAGATGCCCTTCCTCTGAATTGGAGAGGTGGTATTGCATCAGTTAATATTGATGTCACAGGCACTATTGATCTTACGGTTGAGAATACCTTCGACGACATCCAGAATCTAGATGATCTTGATTTCAACTGGCAAGATTGTCCTTCGGCAGATCTAGTTAATGTAACCACTTCTGCAAATGAAGCCTATGAGGGATTGCCACAAGCTCTTAGAGTTAAGGTTAATTCTTATTCTTCTGGTGCAGAAGCCCAAATCGTAATCCAGCAAAGGGACGTGTAATATGACGATAACAAGAGGCAGGACTTCTACCGTTAGGTATCAAGATGCTGACTTAGATGCTTTTAGCAGATTAAGAGTCGGTAATCCAAGTCCAGTCTTCGAGAACAAAAATAACTTCGGAAGAAATGAGAACTTCTGGGAGGAAGAGACTAACGGCGTTGGGGCAAGCATCTCTTACCTCTCAGATGAAGCCTCTGTACAACTCCAAGTAGGCACTGCAAGCGGAGAATACGCTATACGGCAAACAAACAGATATTTTTCTTATGTACCTGGTAAATCTCAGTTAATCACAATGACTGGCGTTCTGGGGGAATCTAAAGATGATAGCAAAACAAATCTCACCAAACGAGTCGGTTATTTTGACGATAATAATGGTTTATTCTTTGAGCTATCAGCAGATATTCCATATATAGTTATCAGAACTAGTACAAGCGGCTCTCCTGTTGATAATGCTGTGGCACAATCAGAGTGGAATAGAGATAGACTGGACGGAACAGGGCCTAGTGGGATCACCCTTGACAGCGCAAAGGCTCAGATATTCGTAATTGACTTCCAGTGGCTCGGAACAGGACGTGTAAGATTCGGATTCAGTATTGATGGTAATGTAATCTATTGTCATGAAGTATTGAATGCTAATAATGCGGAAGAAGTGTATATGTCTTCCCCTTCGCTACCCTTGAGATATGAAATAAGAAATACAGGAACAACGCCGAGTTCATCTAAGATCAAAGAAATCTGTTGCTCCATTGCGAGTGAAGGCGGATATACATTGCCTGGACTTTCGTATTCAAGAGGCAATGGAGTTACCACTAGGGCTATTACTACTAGAACGCCTATTCTTGCAATCAGATTACTAAACACCTTCGAATCAAAAGAAAACAGACGAGTAATTACTTTTGTAAACAGCAGGTTTTATACCACTACGAATGATGCCTTTTTTGAACTGGCCCTTATGCATGATCCAAGTTCAATAACCGCTACTTGGTCAGATGTTGGAGATGGTAGTGCTGCTGAATATTCAACAGATATAACAGCGGTTACTGGAAATCCAGAGCATATAGTTGACTCAGTATTTGCTGTATCGGGTCAAGGTAATACTGCTGGAGCATCTTTGGTTGATCCAAGATTCCAAGATCTCCATTCTTCCGCTTCCCAGAATTTTGATAGCACAAATTCCCAAATGTTTGTGGTTTACGCTACTTCATTTAGCGGCACTGCTAATGTATCGGCTGCGCTAACTTGGGTTGAAACTGATTAATTTATTATGATAAAAAGAGATTACAGGGTAATATGCGACAGATCAGGATTTAAAGCTTGGCGTTCAGAATGTCGTAAAGAATGGGATGGAAAACTTGTTCTAAAGAGATTCTGGAGAAGAAGAAACCCTTTAGATTATCCGCCCCCAGTTATAACCCCACCACCAATTGAGGATCCAAGACCTGAAGGTGCAGATTACTTCGTTAGTGTTAATGAAGTACAAGCCAGTGATCTAACTTAATTTAACTAGATATGCCTCTAACAAAAAAAGGTCGCAAGATCAAGAAAGCGGTCACTAAGACTTATGGCAAGAAAAAAGGAGAGAAAGTTTTCTACGCCATGGAGAATAAGAAGAAGGGACTATCTAAAAAGAAGTATTAATTATTAAGACTTGCTTTTTTTATGATAAGTTACAAGATATTTAATCTCAGAGATGATTCTGATTTTATTAACTATTATCCTTTAGTTCATAAATGGTGGGAAGAATGGAGATTTACTCCAATTGCCCCAGAGATGTTATCAACCAAAGGAATAATGATATTCAGTGACAATGTGCCAATCTGTGCGGGTTGGTTATATTCCACTGATTCAAACACAGGTCTTTTAGGCTGGATAATTAGCACAAAAGAGCATAAAGACAAGAGACACGGCTGTATAGATGAACTACTCATACAAACAGAAAAATTAGCACAAACTTTAGGTTTTGAACTACTTGGTGTATTAGGTGTTTCAAACCCATTCTTGAGTGACAAAGTAATAAAACAAGGATTCGGCAAATATGTCGATAGTAATGTTAAAAATCATTTCAAAGTAATATAATGGGTGGAGTAGTTTCAGCGGTAACACAAGATTATCACAATAGGAAAGCAGCAAGCGCAGGGCGCGCAGGTTACGCTAAAGCGGCCGACGAAATAAGAGCGGGTAAAACAGGTGCGTTAGATTTTTACGACCCCTACGTCCAACTTGGTCAAGAAGCATTATCTCCTTTAACAGGTCTAGCTTTAGGCAGACAATATGATCCAGAAACAGGTGAATTTACAGATTTAACCGCAGATGAAAGGTTAGCATTGTTCCAAGAATCCCCAGATTATCAATTTAGACTAGAGCAAGGTTTAGAAGCTCTGGAAGCTTCTCAAGCAGCTAGAGGAGGCTTATTGTCTGGTAGAGCGTTGAGAGAAGCTCAAGCACTAGGTCAGGATATAGCGGCTGGAGAGTATCAGGGTTACATAAATAGATTACAAGGCTTAGCTGGAATGGGTCAACAGGCCGCGGGGGCTTCCGCTAATGTTATGACTGGAACCGCGAGTCAATTGGCCCAAGGCCATATCGGAGTAGGTCAACTTCAAGCGCAAATGTATCAACAAAGGGGGCAATTATATGGTGAAGCCGGTCAACAAGCAACAGGTGCTGCACTAGGGGCTGCATTCCCAGGTCAAGGTGCAGGAGGAGGAAGCTTTATGCAGAGATTCGGTCAGCAATTAGGTGGAGAATATTAATGGTTCAGCAAATTACCTTAGACAGACCAGTATTACCGACTCAGACCGCCTTAAGATTAGAACAAGCCAAGACAATGCAGGCTAATAGAGCGCTTGCTGAAAGGCAGCAAGATATAAAGGAACAAGAACTAACGCTTAAGCAACAAACTATTGGAAGTCAGTTAGAGCAGACCAATTATCTTAATGATCTAAGATCAAGAGCCGCAACTGACCCGCAGGCATTGCGTGAACTAGCAGTATATAAACCGCAAGAGGTGTCGGATTTTCTCGATTATAGAAATCAAACCACTCAAAGACTAGGTAAGGCCGCTCTTGCTGTTAAGACAGCACCATTACCAAATAGAGCTGAAGCGTACCAAAGACAGTTAAAGATTTTGGAGGCGGAAGGTTATCCAACAGAGAATTTACCCGCAGAATATGATCCAAAGGTTGTCGATCCTCAACTCGATGAGATCGTCACTATGTCGAGAGACGTTGAGAAAACCTTAGAATCTTTGGAGCCAAAAGAGCCGAGAAAGAGAGAGATCAGGGCGACAGAAGAAGGTTTATTTGCTATTGATCCCGTAACTTTGGAGGCCGAGCCATTAGAAGGTAGAATGGGTCAGAGATTAATGCCACAGAAAGCTCCTCAGACCGTGGTTAAACTTGGTGAGGCTGAGTCTGAAGAACAGAAACAGATTGGCAGAATTAGAGCCGCTAGATTCCAGAAATATATGGATTCTGGGGACGCTGCCCAGAGAGGACTTGACACACTAAGAACGTTAGAACAAGCAGTATCTAATCCAGATGTCGCTCAAGGTGCATTCGCTGGATTAAGACAGGAATCTAAGAAAGTTGCCGAGTTATTCGGTGCGGACGTCAAAGGATTAGAGGATGAGGCAATTGTAGCCGCCATTGGTAATAAATTAGCCCTACAACTCAGAAACCCTAAAGGAGAAGATGGCGGCCTAACTGGCGCTACCTCAGATAGAGATTTGAAATTCCTAGTTGCTGGCGTTCCTAATAGAGATAAAACGAGAGAGCAAAACCTTGCTTTAATCGAACTTGCTAAACGAGATAAGGACAGAACGGTTAGACTTAAAAACGAGGCAGCTAATTATCTAGAACAAAATAATACAATGGCTGGGTTTGAACAATATAAAAAACAATGGCTAGAACAGAATCCATTGTTTGAAGAAGGGAGTCAGGAGAAGGAAAATATTAAAAGATTACTTAGAGCTGGGCCTTTAGAAGGTAAAGCAAAATCACAAACAAGAATTAAATTTTTAGGTTTCGAATAATGCCAGTAGCAAAAGTTCAATTACCAGACGGAAGAGTAGCTAAATTTGAAGTGGCAGAAGGTACTTCTCCCCAAGAAGTAGAGCAATTTGCTATAGAGAAATTTACACCCTCTCCAGAAGAAGCTCCAACCAGAGAGGTTGGCGCCACCGAAGCTGCCATAGCAGGAGCAGGGCAAGGTGTAACAGCTGGCTTCGGTGAGGAGGCCATCGCTGGTTTGTCGTCCCCTTTCATCTACGGCATGAGTAGACTAATAGAAGGTTTAGGATATGACACTAGAGGTTTAGCAGATAAAACTCTACGTGAAATCTACCAAGAAGAAGTTGGTAGATCTCGCGCAGAATTACAACAAGCAGAGGAGCAACAACCAGCTGCATATTTAGGTGGCGAGATCGCCGGCTCAATGGTAGGAGCAGGAAAAGTAGCAAAAGGGGCAGGAAGATTAGGAATTAAACTACCTTCTCTAAGAACAGGAACAACAACCCAAAGAATAGGTAAGAGTGCAGCAGCAGCAGCAGGAACATCGGCTCTATATGGAGCAGGAACCGCCGAAGAAGGCGAAAGATTGCAGGAGGCTGGAGAGGCTTTGTTGGCAGGTGGTGCGATAGGGGCGGCGATTCCTGTTATTGCTAAGTTACCTCAATCCAAGCAGGCAGTAGCAGTTGCGGAGGATGTGAAAAATATGGCCAGAAAAGCATATAAGAAGGCTAGTGAACAAGGAGGATTGCTCAAAGCTGGCTTTGTCGATAAGTTTATCGATGCTGCTGAGAAGGTGAGACCCCAGACTAGAGCGGGCAAGATTATAGCTGGAGATGATGAGGCTGCTAGCCTCTTAAAAAGAATGCAGCTATTAAGAGGGAAGCCTATTGATCTTGAGGAATCAAGAGAAATCGATCAAGTTCTAGGTGATCTGATCGACCGATATTTTAAAGATGGTCGTTTACAAGCGGAGGGCAAGAAAATATTAGATATTCAGACCAAATTTAGAGAAATGATTGAAAATGCACCTCTAAAACAAATTGGCTCCAGTAAAGAAGGTTTTGCCTCCCTCCGAGAAGCGCGAAAATTATGGTCTAAAAGCAGGAAACTTGATGATATTCAGAAGATTATAGCAAGGGCTGACCAGATGGATAATCCAGCTACAGGTATTAAGACAGGATTCAGGACCTTAGCAAATAACCCTAAAAGATTAAGAGGTTTCAGCAAGAAAGAACAAGCCCTAATCAAGAAAGCCGCTAAGTCAGGCATGATGACAGATGCTCTACGCGTGATGGGAAGTAGACTAATCCCTATCGGAGCCACATTATCTGGAAAAGGTTTTGGAGCGACGGCGACAGCACAGTTAGGCACAACCCTTTCAAGGGAAGCCGCAACCCGCACCCAACAACTAAAAGCTCTAAAGGTGATTGACGAAATTCTAAAGGATGTTCCTATAAGACAACAGCAATTAGGGGGTAGGTATACGTTACCACCAGCAGCAATTGCACCAATAGCAGGAGGTAATAATGGCAGTTAGCGGAACCAATACATTTAATCTAACCAGAGATGCAATTATAAAAAGGGCTTTCTCTATTTTAGGCATAAGAACTCAAGGAAGGAATCTCACTTCATGGGAAATGAACGAAGCTTCTGACGTTCTCAATATGCTGGTTAAATCATGGAAATCAAAAGGAACTTATCTATGGAAGACCATCGAAGGAACATTGTTTCTAGTTAATGGTCAGGCTAAATATACCCTTGATGGCTCAACAGCTAATGCCACAGAAAGCTTCACACAAACTACAACAAGCGCAGCCGCAAGCAGCGGAGCTTCTGACATCGTGGTAACCTCAGCCACTGGTTTTACAGTTGGTTATAATATTGGTGTAGTACAAGATGATAATACAATTCACTGGACAACAATTTCAGCAATTGCTTCCACAACCATAACATTAACGGCAACTTTGACTGATGATGTGTCCAGTGGAGCCAAAGTCTTTGTTTATGAAACTGGAATTACCCGCCCCGAAGAAGTTACTCAGGCACGATTCAGAGCTAGCGATGATGAGACTGATACATTAATGACAACCTTGGCGAGAGATACCTATTTCCAATATTCTGATAAATTTTCTACAGGAACGCCTAATAGTTATTATTATGATCGTCAATTAACCTACGGTGATATATATGTATATCCTACACCAGATGACGTAGATACTACCATTAAATTCACTTTCGAGAAACAATTCTTCGACTTTACAAGTGCGGTGGATGACCCAGATTTTCCACCTGAATGGTTATTGCCGATCGCTACTAACCTAGCCTATCTATTAAGTTTTGACTATGGAATAGGTATGGAGAAGGCGGAAAGAATCAAGAGAGATGCTGAACAATTCTTAGCTGATGCAGAAGGCTATGATAAAGAGGCAACTTCTGTTTATTTCCAACCAGAAACCGTAGTTTATCAGAATTATTAAAATGGGCGCTACTCAAGAAATACAATTTGCTTTAAATTCCTACGAGGCTAGAAGCGGAATCTTATCTTCTCAAAGATTAGTTAATTTATACGCAGAACCCGCTCCCCCATCCTCTCCATTCCGCTACTCACTGATCGGCACACCCGGAACTAAGGTCTGGCTAGATCTAGAGCAATATGAACCAATATATGGTTCTATTGTATTAGGTGATAAAATATATGTAGTCTGCGGCCTCAATTTATATGAGATTAACGCAACAAAAACAGCAACATTATTAGGCACACTGTCTGGCACTCCTGCCAGAGTACAGATGACTAATAACAGAACACAAATTACCATTCTAACAAGTAATGGTGACGCCTATTACTATGATACCGATACCTCAACATTTGGCCAAATCACTGATGCGGATTATCAGACCGCCTCTAGCGTAACCACACTTAACGGTTATACTATATTCTCAGTCTTAGAATCAGATCAATTCTTTATATCAGCTTTAAATGATACCACCGATTATGAAGCATTAGACTTTGCAACAGCAGAGGCTAGACCAGATAATTTAGTGCAGGTTTATGCTATCAACAATGAGTTATGGTTATTTGGCGGAAGTACAATAGAGATCTGGGGTAACACAGGCAATGCAACCTTCCCATTCGAGAGAATAAGAGGTGCTTTTATCGAGATTGGATGTGCTGCGAGAGACTCTATAGTTAATGATCAGGAGGGTGTATTTTGGCTAGGAGATGATCTAAGTATTTATCAAGGAATGGGTTATCAAGGAAATAGAATTTCTACCTATCCGATCGAGACTGCAATTAGTAGCTATAGTCGCGTTGATGATGCAGTGGCATTCTTTTATATACAAGAAGGTCATAGATTTTACTGTTTAACCTTCCCAACCGCTGGCAAGACTTGGTGTTACGACACCACGACAAACCTATGGCACGAGAGATCTAGCAGAAATACTTCAGATTTAACCGAAGATAGATGGCTTCCCAATACATTATCTTATTTTGATCAAACTAATATTGTTGGCGATGCTAATACAGGTATTTTATATGAATTAGACTTAGATACCTACACAGAGAATGGAGCAACAATTATAAGTGAGGTCGTAACAGCAACTATATTTAAAAACTACTCTAGGTTCATTAATTCCAGACTCGTATTAGTCATGGATACTGGTGTTGGTATAGATGGTAGCGGTCAAGGAGATGACCCCGAAATCATGTTGCAATTTTCAAATGATGGTGGTAAGACTTATTCAAACGAGATATGGCAAAAATTAGGTGAGATAGGAGCATTTGAAACAGAAGTATTCTGGCCCCAACTAGGCATAGGAAGAAGTTTCATATCAAAATTTCGTATAAGCGATCCAATCAAGAGAAACATTGTCGGGGCTTACATCAATCAAGAAGTAGGTGATTCATGACAATAGCAATTCCCAGTTCCAGAGAAATAGTTTTAGCAGGAAATGTGTTTAATAGACCTTGGTTCAGATTCTTTGAAGAAATCTGGAGATCTATTAGCGGAGGTAGTGATATTAAGTTAGGTGGTCTACTTAACGTTGACACTACTAGCGCTGGCAATACTTCCACTTCAGAGACAGATTTAATAAGCTATAGTCTAGCATCCAGCCAATTAAAAAATAATGGTGATATTATTGAGATTGATAGTTGGGGTGAATATGCTGCTAACGCTAATAATAAGACTGTCCAATTAAAGTTCGGAAGCCAGACAATACTAACTACGGGCAGTGTAGCTGCAAATGATGGGACTTGGAGAATAAAAGCAAAAATTATAAGAACCGCAGACGCAACCCAAGAAATAATAAGTGAGATAATATCAAGTAATTCAAGCGTAGTTGAATCCGCTACCAGAACTTCTGGGACTCAGGATTTAACAACAAACTTGACCATTAAAACTACTGGTGAAGGTGGCGCTACTGATGATATTATTAACTATGGTTTAATTATTAATTTATATCCTAATTTATAATGGCACAAAGACTATATTTGCCAAGAGAACAGGTATTATCAGACCTAGCAGCAGTAGGTGACGGCTATAAGTTGTATTCTTATGAAACAGGAACAACAACCCCTAAAGCTACCTATTCTGACACAGCTTTATCTAGCGCTAATACAAATCCTATCGTTGCAGATTCCGCGGGTAGACTTGGAGATATATTTGTTGATGATCTAGCAGAATATAAGTTAGTTCTAACTGATGCTGATGATAGCACAATATGGACTGCTGATCCAGTTGATCCAAAAGTATTTAGCTTAGCGGATTTTGACCCTAGACCAACTTCATTTTGGGGGACGACAGCAGGCACAGCAAGCGCCTTTACTTTGGATGCCGATCCCGATGTAAGCGCTTATTCTTCCACCCAAACCTTTTTCTTTGCTTGCCATTTAGATAATGATGCAAGCGCAACCATGACTGTTGATAGTCTTTCGGCTCTCACTCTAAAGAAATATGATGGCACAGGTTCTAAAATTGATCTTGAGGCTGGCGATATGCAGGCAGGACAGACTTACGAAGCTAGAATTGATGGAACTGATATAATAATCTTAAATCCTGAAAAACCAACAATATTACGAGTCGGTAATGGTGGGGAATTAACTATATCAAGTGGCGAGATAACACTAACCCATTCTATCCATACCGTTGATACCGAGTCGGATGCAGCGGCTGATGATTTAGATACTATTAGTGGCGGAGAAACTGACCAGATTATATTCTTGTATGCTGCTAATTCCTCTAGGGTAGTAACTATAAAAGATGGCACGGGAAATATAACAACTAATAGTGGCGAGGATATACCTATATATAACACTGAAGTTCCAATTGTGTTGCAATATGATGGTAGCAATTGGAAAGTAATTGCACGAGGCGATAGAATACTTCAGATTCAGACAGATTCAACAAGCGTCTATGGTAGTACTACCAATACATTTGCCCAAGATAATACAGCACCTGAGAATAACGAAGGCGCTAGCACAGGTGTATCAATAACATTTACCCCCAAATCCGCCAATAGTACTCTACATTTTGAATTTGAAGGACTGGTTGATAATAGCACCGCTAATCTCAGAGTACTATTTCTTGTAGACACTACAATAGCGGCAGCTCTAGCAACACAAGCATCTCATGCGAACGCAACGGGACGTGCACAGGTCGTTTCTGCAATATACTCAGAGGCATCATCTTCAACAACAGCCAGAACATATGAAGTTAGATATGGCGCAGCATCTGGAACCTCTTTTATTAACGGCACTTCTGCTGGCGCGGTATATGGTGGTAGTTGTAGAACTCGATTAAAAATAACGGAGATCTTATAGAATGGCAAATTACACGAAAATCTTAGCAACTTTCTATCCTCAAAAGAAATGGGGAGCCTTCGAGAATTGCTCTTACGAGCAGATCGAATGGCTAGATTCAGAGGAGAAACCTTCTCAGGAGGAGTTAGACTCTCTGGAATTTAGAGTGGTAGTGGAAGAAGCTAAAGTAAATAGACTAGCTTCCAGAAAAGCATATCTTGCCGACAAAGATAGATACTGGATTCGCAAGCTCCGTGAGAATATTGATGTTCCAGAAGAGATTGTTAAGAAATCTAATCAAGCTAGAGCGGAAATAAGATCTATTAAGGTTGCCACTACCTTGGCGGAAGTTGAGTCTTATAGTGAGGTATTTGAATGAGCATCACTATAGATCTTACGACAGATATAACAACAAACATAATGACGGATCTAACAGTGTTAGATGAGCTATTTGAGTTCATGGATGGCACTATATTCGAATTTATGGATGGTGACGCTTTTGAATTTAATTAATAATAATCATGACAACAAGTGCAAAACTAACCAGTAGAACAGCATTAACAGAATTCGCGGATGGCGACCTAGTTCATGTTGTTGATATATCAGATACTACTTCGAGCGCGGAAGGAACAAGTAAAAAAAGTACTTGGTCAACCGCAAAGACGGATATCGCCAACACTATTATTTCTGATAGATCAGGCAAAACAACCCCAGTTGTTGGAGACGCTTTTCTACTGATGGACTCCGAAGATTCCAACAATGGCAAGCAGATAACTTTTGCAAATATGCTTGTTACTCTTAATACAATTTATGCACAACTAGCAACAACTAACGCATTTCAGGCTACTCAATCCGTTGCTGTAAATATACTAACAAGTAGTGCTAATAGCGTAGCTATAGATGCATCATTGAGTAATATTCATGTACATGACCTGACAGAGAATACAACCCTAGCATCTCCGTCAAATCTAGTGGATGGTACTACATATAATTTTATTATCAGGCAACATGCTTCATCTTCATATACTGTAGCATACAACTCAACATTTTTATTTCCCGATGGGATAGCTCCTGTTATGCCAACGACAAATTTGGGGGTAATGATGATTAGTTGTATCTACACTACTGTAGGTGGTTTATGTTGCGTAAGCTCAAAAGATTTTAGCTAATGTTTACTTGCGCTCCATCATTTAATAAAAATAGAAACCCTATGATTATCAGTGTAAAAACTGATAATTCAGGCACTTCTAATAATGATCAGTTTGCCCTACCATCGGTATCCACTGGTAATTATGAATGTTATACCAAAACAACTGAAGGAGTGTCCTCATTAATTACCGCTTATGATGACGCTGATATAACAACCACATTCTCAGGCGGTGCAGGTACTTACACTATTGAAGTTCACGGTAAATTTGAGGGTTGGGGATTTGACGCGGGTGGAGACTGTTCAAAGCTTATTACAATAAGCCAGTGGGGAACTGATTTTAACATAGCAGGCTCAGGGAATACGTGGAGACAATTTAAAGGATGTGATAATTTAACCTCGGTTTCAGCTCAAGATGTCCCAAATTTAAGCAACTCAGAACACGTGTATGGTTTTTTCAATGACTGCACTTCATTAACTAATGTGAATAGGTTTAATGATTGGGATATGACACATATTACAGCATTATATGCATTTTTTACTAATACAGCTATTAATCAAGAGATTGACCAGGATTTTTCATCTGCAACGTCTTTATACGCATTCTTAAAGAATTGTGATTCATTTAACAGTAATGTCACAATCAACGCACCTTCTGCCACAGCTTGCAATGAAATGTTTGAAGGAGCCACTAATTTTGATGCAGCTATTGATCTAAACTTAAGCTCATGCACGAACTTTGCTAAAATGTTTAGAAACACATCGTTTAATCAATCCCTTGCTAATCTAGACACAAGTGCAGGAACGAATTTTGAATTTATGTTTGAAGATAATACAGCTTTCAATCAACCTGTAACAAACCTAGTTACAAGTAACGCCACTACTATTAAGAGGATATTTGACGGAGCAACTTCATTTAATCAATCTGTTAGTTCGTGGGATGTATCAAATGTAGTTTATTTTAACGGTGTATTTTGGGGAGCAACTTCATTTAATCAATCGTTATCTAGCTGGACAACATCAAGCATGACAAATCTCACTAACTTCATTCAGTGGGCATCTGCTTTTGATCAAGATATTTCTCATTTTGATATTAGTAATTTAACATCTGCTAGCAATATGGCTTTAAATTCAGGGTTTAGCCAAACTAATTACGATAAAGTCTTAAACACTACAACGGGTTGGCCATCGCAAGCCACAATACAATCAGGTGTCACAGCTCACTTTGGCTCTGCACAATATGGGGCTGGCGACCCTGCTGCAGGAAGAGCTATATTGACAGGTTCGCCGAACAATTGGACAATAACAGACGGAGGGGTCGCATAATGAATCAATCAATACACAATCCAGATTGCACTAAATATTTTATTGCTAGTGCAGATGGAGTCTATAGCTATGGAGTTGTAGACCCTGGCATGTACATGGACTCAGGACTTTCTGAAATAGAGATATTTACAGACGAGACTATTTATCTAAACCGTCTCTATGAATTAGGCATCATCGATAGATATTATATCCTTAAAACAGGTAATTTCTATCAGTATGGTGTTATAGATTCAAATATTGATTTAGATACAGAGGGAATAGAGATATTCACAGATGAAGATCTATACCTAGATCGGTTGGATGAACTAGATATAGACCTACAAAATGTTTAAAAGGCTTCACTTGATAAACATTACTTCTTTAAGTAATAGATTAATTTATTAAACACGAGACATCTACTTAATTTTACAAGTGAGACTATTGTTTTTTTAGTAGTGTTTCATTTTGGGACACAATGAATTAAAATGATCGATCTAAACATTGCTCTGACAGTAGTATCATTAATCGCCCCTATCGTGTTATTCATAGGTTGGATAATTAACGATAAGATAAGGCTTAATAATAAGATTATTAATCTTGAAATGAAACAGGCATTCATAAAAGAAGAAATTACGGGACTTGAATTAAGAACTTCAGATGACAATTTAGAGAAGATAACTCGCAGGGTTATCACAGATGTTTTTCATTCTGAGGAATTTAAAAAGGAGTTCAAATCAACGATAAGAGATACCTTACTTCATATTGAGAAAAATAGAAGTGCCGAGACTGTAGGTGTCCTTAGTCTTATTATAGAAAAACTAGAAAAACTAGAGGCTGCAAGATGAAGAAAAAAACTAAGTCAGAATGGATCTACATGACTCTAAACAGAGTCCTAAGATATGCAGGAAAGCATAAACTCCAAAGCAGGATGATAGTTATATGCTTATGCTCAACTATAATTATGAGATATGCAGCCCCTCAATTAATAATGTTGATGGACGCATGGACTAAGGACGTAATATTAATAATAAAAGCATTCAAATGAGCTTAATAGAAATCTTTTTTGAGAGAAGGGGAAGACCAAGTTTAAAGAGAATAGTCGGATCGATTATGCTTTTTGATGGAATCATTGGGAAAACATTGTTATGTGTTTATGCAACTTTATCAAATAAAGATCTTGTAAATTTTAATGACGTTGATAATTCACTGGACGGCTTCCTTTACGGGGGCGTTGCATTATTATTCGGTTCAATAGCCGATAAATTCTCACCTAAAAATTGGAAAAATGGACGAGGAAACAATTAATTTTATTATCAATAATACTGGGGCTTTAACATGAAGAGATTCTTACTTGGCTCCCTTATTATTGCCGGTGTCATTTTTCTTATTTTCTGGGAAGGTAAGAAAGCTGGCCAAAGCAGTGCTAAGGTTGAAAGCCAGAAGGAAGTTATCAAGCAGAAAGAAATTGAAATAGAGGTAAAAAATGAGATTATCAAAGAGAATAAGAAGGTCGCTAAACGTAGGGTTAAGGCTAGGGCTGTGCCTATTAGCGATGATCTTATTTGGTTGCAGCAAAACATCTGTCAAGATTGTAACCATTGATTCTTTTTGCTCAGGTAAATATTACCCTCAACGTGATTTAAATAAAAATGATTTCAAAACTATTAGCAATATTAGGCAAAATAAAACTCATATTACCACAGTTGATAAACTTATTAAAAACCTTACAATCAACGAAAAAGAATATGCAAACTGCCCTGACCAATAATTCACTAGAAAGAAAAAACTTCAAGTTTAGCGAGTTTATTCATAGCGACACTGCTAACAAACTAGGTATAGATAATAACCCCAATCTATCGCAACTAACTTGCGGCATGAAGACGGCAGACAAGGCGCAGGAGATTAGAGATGTTACAGATATACCAATGTTAATCACTAGCGGTTTCCGCTGTAAAGATTTAAACACAGCAGTTGGCGGCTCACCAGTTAGCAAGCATATGCAATTCCTAGCAATAGATTTTAACTTCAAAGGCTTAACTCCAAACGAAGGGGTTTACCTTATCAAAAAATCAGGCGTCAGTGTTGATAAGTGTTTTGTTGAAAGGTGTTGTATTCATGTTCAATTCTGCATGAATGATGCAGATAACAAAAACTTCTTTGGTACGGCGCAAAAGGTAGATGGAAATTGGATTGTTAAAGAGTTAGAATAGTTGTGATATTTGACAAATTAAACCTATCCAAGAAGATTGAAGATAAACTTAAATCATTCATTAACTCAATCAGAATACCACCGCTCCTTTCCTTTATCATAAAGAAGAGTGGCAAGATAACTAACGGAATAGAAGATGCTCTAAAAGACGCCCCTAAAGCAATAGAGAACTGGGAAAGAATGAAACTTGGTAAGAAGGTATTTGGAGAAATAAAAGTATGGATGGTTCTTGCTTTACCGCTATTAATGCTAGCTGTTAAACATGGCGCAGAAGCATTACAATTCTTCATAGAAATAGGAGCGCAAGCAGCTATGCTCGTTCCATTCGCGATAATCCTCTACTACCTCTATAAGAGCGTGAAGAAATAAGAGATGGCCCCCGCTACGCAGAGACCACCCTCTTTTTCTTCTTAAATTAAGTCACTTACAAAGTCTTCCTAAATAAGCAGCATTAATATTAAAAGAGTCATAAGAATAGTCAATTATTTAACAAGACGATATTTACTACAATAAGGTTTACCATCATAATAATGATTGAATATACAATCTGCAGTAGGAAGAGGAGTACATGATACTAACAATAGAATCATGTAGCATTTTCTCATAACTCATCAAATTCTTTGCAAATCACCTTCTCGAAATATACTATATTATTACAATAATAAGAAGAGAAGCCGCAGTTACGCAAGAATTCGTGCATCTCTTTTTGTTTCGGTTTTGGTTCTACTGTCGAGGGGCTACCTATCTTTTTAAATTCTACAAAAACAATCTTCTTATTCTTGCCTACTAGATACACATCTGTCGCACCCTCTTCATATCCACCAATACCTGCACGCATTCTTTGCAGCTTTGTTGATCTAGCATTATCAGTCTGAATGAATTTTGCTCTGTTATAATATCTACTTCTAAAAGAATTCTTACATGCCTGCTGCACTTTTAATTCACTCCAGTTTGCCTGTCTCAATAGACTGGTTTCGTCGGGGGTTAAGCTTTGGGTTTCGGCTTTCTTTAAGATGGTTTTAATATCGCTGTTATAGATGAGTGACTTGATCATTTTGATATTACCATTTCATATTATTTTTCCTCTTTTGTTATTTCATAAATATCTTTCAAGTTTTTATTCCCCCATTCCGATGTCCTGAAGTTATGATCAACTTTTCCCTTATACTTCTTATAGAAATCTTTAATATACCTAAGCACACAATCGCGATCAACCGCTCTTTTCTTTCCTATCACCTTAGTATCATTAACATACATATGACTAATAGACAGAGCTAAAGAGGCATTTAAAATGACTTCATCCTTTTCTAATCGTTCGGATTGAAGCATTTTTAAAAGAGTTGGTATTAGATTTTCATCTTCTGCCAGAATGCTGATAATTACCCCTTCCTTAACTTCGTCGGGCGCATTATCAATATCTAAGACTTCTTTTATTCTTTCTAGGTCCATATCGCCCCCTTAATTATTGTAAAATTTATCACAAGATACCCGCCTCCTGCATTAAGCGCTCTCTCTCATCATTCTCCCACCAGTCCAAGTCTGACAACATGCTTCTATAAAAGCATGGACTTATCCGATTCACAGACAATTGCCAATCTAGTTTATCCTTTCTCGCTCCGACTTCTATAGAAAGAAACCTCATCTTAGTCCTAAACCAATCTTGAGCAGTAATTCTTTGAACCATGATTAGCCTACAATAGCTTCTGCGGCCATATAAAAAGCTAGCGTCCCAAAGACAATTCCATAAGAAACCCATATTATAGTCATTTTACCTCCTAAATTTTATTACCTATTTGCAGTAAAGATTATTATTTGCAAGTGTATTTTAATTAAAACGGAATCTCTTCCTCATGAGATTGTCCAACCTCACTAGAATCACTCTTACCCTCAGTCTTATCAAGAAGCTGCAACGTAGCATTAAACCCCTGAACAACAACCTCAGTGATATATTTCTCAACCCCTTGTTTATCGGTCCATTTCCTAGTCTGCAACGAGCCTTCAATATAAAGCTTACTACCTTTTTTAACATAGTTCTTTACTATACCCACAAGACCCTGAGAGAAAACAGCAACCTTATGCCATTCTGTTCTTTGCTTCTTCTCGCCCGTGCTTTTATCTTTCCAGCTATCAGTTGTAGCAAGAGAGAATGACGCAATCTCCTTTCCGTCTGGAGTAGAGCGGATCTCTGGGGCTTTACCTAAGTTTCCTATTAAAGTTACACGATTTACTGACATATTTATTCTCCTATAATTGATTTAATTTTATTAAGTTGATCTTCGGTTACTTCCAAAGTAACTTTCTGTAGCTCTTCCACCTCATTCTCTGGTTCAACTAATTCACCAAAAGCAATTGTCCCTTTTAGCAATTTAGCCCTTATTTTCATTTCTTCTGGTTCTGGCAATCTCCACAAACATAAACCAGCAAATATTCTGAGATCGCTTGAGATAGTTTTTCCAGCAATTCCAAATCCTGCTTCGATTCCATCTCCTGCTTCGATTCCAGATCCTGCCCCAAAATAAATAGAACCTAATATTTTAAGATGCTTAAACCTCACATATCCCAAGTTATCTTCGGCTTCTAGATTACCTTTAAAGTTTCCGAGGTCAACAGATCCTATATAATTATTATTATGGTCTAACTGTTCTTTTGTTATTATGTGTGTTTCCATTTATTCTCCTATTTAATTAAAATAATAGATCGCCGATCATCTTACCGACAAATTTTCCAGGCAATGCGAAAGCAGACGCGACCGCAATGATGAGCGATATAAAATGCACCCATAATACTTTTCTAAATAACTGTTCCACTCTCGGATCATGGATCCGATCCAAATGACCACAAGCTATGAATGCGAACACAAATAGGCTTGTGGATATTATAAATAGGTTTAGTAACATTTATTCCTCCTTATTAAGTAAAATTCCATAATCTTTTGCAGAGGCTAACTCTTTTTCCTCCCCACAAATAGGACAAACGCCTATGAAAATTGTATAACCATAGCCTAGAACCTTATATTTGTCCTCAAACTTGTCTGCACAATCAGAACATAAATGGCTAGGTACTTGTTTAACTTCTGACATATTATTCCTCTTTAAAATTATTAACCAACTCCTGCATCTCTGCATTAGTCAGCTTCACTTCATGCCAACCCATACTTTCGGCCAGCTTATGAACCCCTTCTATCAGCCCCATCATCTCCTTTTTGGTAGCCTTAGCAAAACTTTTCGGCTTCTTATTAGAAGAATCAGAAACAATCCCCTCAAGAATTTCGTTCCACCTCTTCTTATCCACCTTCTCCCCTTTTGCCTTCAGTTGCTCCTTAACAAAAAGAGCGTCGTTAATAGCTTCTGCGGTTGTTATGGGGCGCAGATAATCAAAATGAAGTTTAACATTGAGCTTAGCATTCTCAGTTGTAAAGGGCGAGCCATAAGCCTCGCCGAATCTAACAGCTAATAACTGACATAACTTATGGATACCCTTTATTTGCCGCCAACTCTTAGTGTCTTTCACCTCTCGGAACTCAACTTCAAAA